TTAGTCTATTCATTTATGTTAAGAATGCTGAAGATGGAACAAAAATATTAGAACAAATATTACCTTTCTTTACTCCTGACTGGACAGCTACTGTTAATCTTTTACCAGAAATGGATTTTACTTATGACATTCCAACAGTTTTGAACTCTGTTTCTACAGAAGATATATATGAAGGAGACTTTACTACCAGAAGAGCTCTTATTCATACTTTAGAATTTACTATGAAAGGATATGTGTTTGGTCCAGTATCTAAGAGTGGTGTTATTACTCTTGCTAATACTAACTTCTTTATAGATGATAGAGATGCAACACCAGGATCAAGCAATACAATTGTTGAAACAATAGATACAAAACCAGGATTGTTAGCTAACGGATCACCAACATCTAACGCAACTCTTACTATTAGTAGAGATCAAATAGATGCAAACGACAACTTTGGATACGTACATTCACTAACACCAATTGATGATCAGGATACTTCATAATGAAAGTTGATGCAGATAAAATAAGTGATACACTAGGTTTAGAACCTATTCAATTAGAAGATAATGCTAAACCTGCAACAAAGTATCAACCAAAAAAATTAGATGATACTACAGAAGATGACTTTGATTTTGCAAGAGGTAATCTTTTAAATATTATTATGAAAGGTGGTGAGGCTGTTGATGAGATGATGGAGTTTGCAAGACAATCACAACACCCAAGAAGCTACGAGGTCCTGTCTACACTGCTTAAAACGCTGACAGACGCCAATAAAGACCTGTTACATCTATCCAAGACAAGAAAAGAATTAACAAAAACAGACGATCAACCCCAAACCGTGAATCAAAATCTGTTCGTAGGATCTACAGCAGAACTACAAAAATTATTAAAGGGTTCAGATGAGAAATCTTGAAAGTTATCTTGGTAACTCTAATCTAAAAAGAGCCAATGCTCAAATAGAATACACAAAAGAACAAATAGGAGAATATCTTAAATGTTCTAAAGATCCTGTGTATTTTATGCATAAATATGTCCGCATTGTTAATATTGATAAAGGCCTTGTTCCTTTTGAGTTATATCCTTTTCAAGAAAACATTGTTGATCTTGTCACTACAGAAAGATTTGTAATCTGTAAGATGCCAAGACAGTCTGGAAAGACAACAACTGTAGCAGCTACATTGTTATGGTATGTGCTTTTCAATGAAAATTATAATGTTGCTATTCTTGCTAACAAGATGCAACAAGCGAGAGAAATTTTATCAAGAATCCAACTTGCATATGAACATTTGCCAAAGTGGCTACAACAAGGTGTACTAGAATGGAACAAAGGGAATATAGAACTAGAGAATGGCTCAAAAATCTTGGCTTCTGCCACCAGTTCATCGGCTATTCGTGGTGGATCGTTCAATCTGATTTATCTAGATGAGTTTGCTTTTGTTCCTGGTAACATGCAAGCTGAGTTTTTTGCTTCTGTGTATCCTACAATATCTTCAGGTCAAACATCAAAGGTGTTGATTACTTCAACTCCTAATGGAATGAATATGTTTTATAAGATATGGGTTGATAGTGAAGAAGGTAGAAACAACTATCGAAGAATAGATGTTCATTGGTCCGATGTTCCAGGTAGAGATGAGATTTGGAAAGAAGAAACTATAAGAAACACTTCTGAAGATCAATTTAAAGTAGAGTTTGAATGTGAGTTTATTGGATCAGCTAACACTCTTATTGATGCAAACAAACTAAGAGCTTTAGTATACAAGAATCCTATTGAGTCTGTCAACGGTTTAAAAATATATGAAATGCCTGAACCAGAAAAAAGTTATGTAATAACTGTTGACACTTCAAGAGGAAAAGGGTTAGATTATTCAGCTTTCATAGTATTTGATGTATCACAGGTTCCATATAAAGCTGTTTGTGTTTATAGAAGCAATACAATTGATCCGTTAATGTATCCTGAAATTATTGTTGGTACAGGAACAAAATATAATAATGCTATCCTGTTGGTTGAAACAAATGATATTGGTCAGCAAATTGCTGATATTATACATTGGGATCTTGAATATGAGGGCATGTTGACAGTTAACAATTCTGGAAGAGGAGGACAAACGCTATCTTCTGGATTTGGAGGCAAAACACAACATTTTGGTATAAGAACAACCAAATCAACAAAAAGAATTGGTTGTGCTTCGTTAAAAACTATAGTAGAATCAGATAAGCTGATTATAACTGACTTTGATCTTATTGATGAATTGGTTAATTTTGTAGCAAAAGGTACATCTTATCAGGCAGATGAAGGGCATCATGATGATCTTGTAATGTGTTGTGTAATGTTTGGTTGGCTTATAAACCAGGATTATTTCAAAGAAGTGACAAATATAAATATAAGGAATGTTCTGTATGAGGACAACCTTAAATCAATTGAAGACAGTCTATTACCCTTTGGACTTATAGATGATGGTAGAGATAATATTTTAGAAGAAGAAAACGGATTCCTGGTGAATCCAACGCATAGAATGTCTGATTTTTGAAAAAACATAAATATATTTACAAGAGCATTGTAGATAATCTAAAAGGAGATATGAGATGCCATTTCAAGTAAGTCCAGGCGTCAATGTCAGCGAAATAGACCTTACTACAGTTGTTCCTGCTGTATCAACTACAACAGGTGCAATTGCTGCAGGTTTTCAGTGGGGTCCTGTTGAAGAACCTGTCCTTGTTTCAAGTCAAACTGAACTAGTCGACAGATTTAGAAAGCCTTCAAACAATTACTTCGAAGGATTTTTCACAGCTTCAAACTTCTTGTCATACGGCAACGCGCTGTATGTAACAAGAGGTGTTTCAAACGCTGCGTATAACGCTATCACTAACGATTATAGTGATAACACTACACAAATTAAAAATTCAGATGCATATGATGTCACTAGCACCGGTGCAGCTGCTAACACAGAATTTATTGCTAAGTATCCTGGTGCTTTGGGTAACTCACTAAAGATTAGTGTTTGTTCCTCTTCAAACCAGTACAGTAAAGTAATCAACACAACATCAATTGATGCACAAGCAAGTATTTCATCTAACTCATTTTCAGCTAACATTGCTGCAGGAGCAAACACACTTGTTCTTACAGTTGTTACTAGTGAATCTCTTGGCTTTGAACAAGCCAACGCTGGTATCGAAAATGTTCTTGCTGATATCCAAGTTGGTGAATACATTAAAATTGGTAACAGCTCAATTGGTACACAATATCTTAAAGTGAAGTCAGTTGGTTCTGCTTCTATTTCTTCAAACGCAACCAATGATATTGCAACTGCAAACATTGAGTTTGAATCTAAGAATACTCTTGGTGTTGCATCAGATCAATCAGATGTAACAAGATATTGGGAGTTCTACGATAGAGTAAGCGGAGCACCTAAGAGATCACAACATCTTGCAACAAGAAATGCAAACACGTCTATTAACGATGGGTTGCATGTTGTAGTTGTTGACCAAGATGGTGATATCACAGGTTCAGCTGATCAGGTACTTGAAGTATTTGAAAACTTGTCAAGATGTACAGACGCTAAAACAGAAGTAGGAGCCGATAACTTCTACAAAACTGTTCTTAGAGATAGGTCTGACTGGGTTTGGTACGGTTCAGAAACATCTGCCTTATCTGGTAAATCAACAACAGCAGCCTTAACAACTACAAACGTAACAGTAGAAAATGCAGAGAATCTATCCTTTGTTGCTGGTACGGATGGGGCTGCGGAGTCAAGTTCAGATATCCTCGGTGGTATTCAGCTTGCTCTTGACAAATACAAAAACAAAGAAGAGATTGATATTTCAATAGTAATGGCTGGTAAGACTCTGGGTGGTACTAATGGTACTCAGATTGCTAACTACATTATTGACAATATCACATCATCAAGAAAAGACTGCGTCGCATGTGTTTCACCTGAATACTCAGATGTTGTAAGTACATCAACAATTGATAGAGGCGGAAACATTGTAGACTTTAGAAATAGCTTGTCAAGCACATCATATGCAATCTTGGATTCTGGATACAAATATCAGTACGATAAGTTCAGTGATGTATACAGATGGATTCCTCTCAATGGTGACATTGGTGGAACAATTGCTAGAACAGATCTTGATAGAGACTTCTTCTTCTCGCCAGCTGGCTTGCAGAGAGGATCAATCAAGAATGTTATCAAACTAGCATGGAATCCAGACAAAGCTGATAGAGATCTTTTATATCAAAACGACATCAACCCTGTTGTTACCTTCCCAGGTTCAGGTGTGATTCTATTTGGTGATAAGACTTTATTAGGTCGACCAAGCGCGTTTGATAGAATCAATGTGCGTAGATTGTTTATCACTCTTGAAAAAGCAATTGAAAGAGCAGCGCAGAGCTTGTTGTTTGAATTCAACGACGAATTTACAAGATCACAATTCAAGAATGTTGTAGAACCATTCCTTAGAGATATCCAAGGTAGACGAGGTATCTACGATTTCAAGGTAGTTTGTGACGAGACAAACAACACAGGGTCAGTGATTGATAGAAATGAGTTTGTTGGAGACATTTTCATCAAACCAGCTAGATCAATTAATTTCATTCAATTGAACTTTGTAGCTGTACGTACGGGTGTAGAGTTTAGCGAAGTCGTCGGATCGGTTTAAGGAGGTAAATAATGGCTTTCAATATTAATGAAATCAAATCTCAACTGATCTTTGGTGGGGCTCGTAACTCTCTATTCCAAGTACAGATTACAAACCCTGCTAATGGAACAGGAGATCTTAAAGTTCCGTTCATGGTAAAAGCTGCTCAGAT